CCCATTAGCACCTGCCCCGCCTCCGCCTCCGCCTTTGTTCGCTGTACCTGCATTACCCGTTCCGCCACCAGAGTACCCAGCACCACCACCTCCGTTACCGCCAGCCCCGCCAGTCCAAGCACCGAAACCTGTTCCGCCGCCTCCACCGCCTCCGCCAGCCCTATATACAGAAGAGCCAGTAATAGAACTAGCCGAGCCAGACCCGCCAGCCCCAGAGTTGCCGCCCGCAGTAACACTTGCACCTGATGCGCCAGCACCACCGCCACCTGCTGCGTTGGTAGGAACTGCGTCGCCGCCGGTTACAGAGCCACCATTATTGCCGTAAGACCCGCTCCCTGCACCTGATTTGTATGAAGCACCGTACCAGTGTGACCAACCCCCGCCACCAGAGCCTCCAGAATTAGCTAAGTCGGGTGATGAGCCGTTATGACCACCACCACCGCCGCCACCAAGCAGAGTTATTGTGCCGTCCGAGTTAGTGTTTCCAGTGTTCCATACTGAATTTGAACCATTTGCTGCTTGACTCCAAGACCCGCCACCACCAACACCTCCTGCCCCGACAGTTATACCGTAACTACCTGTCCCGCTTGGCGTGTAGTTTGTTGCAGTTCTGTACCCTCCTGCACCCGCTCCGCCCGGTGCGCTCCAGTTACCTCCGTAAACACCACCACCGCCGCCGCCGCCGCCGACGACAAGGTATGTAATGTCAGAACCGATTGAGGATATGGTGAAAGTCCCTGATGAGTTAAAGGTATGAACCTTGTAGTCACCATCAGTCGTAATGACACCGCCGGTTGCTGCCGTATACGTAACATCAGATGTGCCATAGAAATCACTGGCACTAATCGGTCCACTCGCAGGGAGTGTTGACTTGCCGTAATACTCAGCAAGCGTGATCGGGTGCGACCCACCAAACTCGGCTTGGAAGTCCGACCACTGTAATTCACCTGATGAAGGAACCGGCATTACAGACCAGCCTTCTCGGAGAGTTCCTTCACGGCTTCGACCAGCAATCCTATGATGCCATCGTAGTTCAGCGTCAGGTGAGTGCCAGTCTCGCCACCCATGTTCGGGACTTCACTAACGAGTTGAGGCAAAATCGCCTGAACTTCTTGAGCGATCAGCCCTGTGGATGAACCCCGCTTCTCGTCCTTCCAGTCATAGCTAACCCCGTTGAGTTGCTTGATCTTACCGATAGAGTCATCAAGGTTGACGATGTTCTTCTTCAAGCGTCGGTCAGATGCAGTCGTGGTCGAGAAGGCGTATACGTCACCGTGGAAGTGACCTACACCACCGGCTATAAATCGAATCTCGTCTAATACGTTGGATATTTGGAATCGAACCTGATTGTCAACCGTGAAGTCAATCGTGTTGTCTGCATCACGACCAACGTGGAGAGCAGCATTGTAGATAGATGTGATACCGGCTTGTGCCGCATCGACACTCAAGCTGTTAGTCGCAAGAGTCATACCAGTACCAGCAGCAAGTGCAGTCTTAGATACTGCGATGGCTGCCCCGGCAGCTACACCAGCATTGACCAGTCCGGTCATGTTAGACATATCGCCTGATACAGGAGTGCCTAGTACCGGAGCAGTTAGAACTGCACCCGTAGCGGTCATGCCGCTGCTCAGTACGAGAGTGGCTTCTGCTTCTATTGCCAAGACTGCTTCTGCGTCAGTGTAGGTCGCTGCTACTGATGACCACGAGGGGACTCCTGCTGCAAGAGTTAGAACTTGACCGTTTGCACCTTTAGCTAATCTCGTTCCAGTTCCAGCAACACCGCCATATACAACGTCACCAGACGTAGTCATAGGAGACAAGGCATCGAAGCCAGCCGTTGCTGTGCTTGCGCCTGTGCCACCTTGAGCAATAGTAATGTCTGTCCCTGCTACGACAGCCGCAAGGACTGCTGAGTAAGCCTGAACGTCGCTTCCAATCGCAACGCCTAGGTTAGTACGGGATGTAAGCGCACTAGCAACATCTGACAGGTTGTTCGTTGACACCATGTCCGAGCCACCGCCACCAAGCGAGTCGTCTGAGATGGCTGTGTTCAACTGGGCTAGAGTGAACGAGCCAAGTACGGCAGCATTGCCTGTCGAAGTTATGTGACCAGTGAGGTTTGCATTGGTAGTTACAGTGTCAGCATTACCTGTCAGCGCGCCAGTGACGTCACCTTCCAGATTAGCCTTGATTGTTCCTACTGCACCAGTGACAACTTCCGATGTGAGCGTAGCGTCAGGGATAAACATCAACTTGTAAGAGTCGCTGTCGTCTATACCTAAGAACGCCTGTTTAGCAGCAGCCCCAGTGTGATATTGGAGCGCAAGCCCTACGTCTTTATTGGAGTCAGAACCTAAAGCACCACCACCCGAAGCGGTTTGCAAATGAATAATCGGGTCTACGTAAGTAGTAACGGTAGAGTCAACAGTTGTAGTAGTGCCGCTAACGGTCAGGTCTCCGGTGACTGTTACGTCAGCAGCAAGCGACAATCCGGTTGCGTCGGTGATAACACCGTCGGTTACAACTGTGCTACCCATCGTGAAGTTGGTTGCGGCAGTAAGAACTGTTCCGCTAATCGCAGCGGCGTTATTGATTACACCGAAACTTGTGCCGATGGAGCCAGCACCCAGTACACCAGTTGTAACCAGTGAAGAATCACCGGGGTATCCGGTCGTGCTGGTTAGTACGCCTGATGCTGGAGTGCCAAGAGCAGGAGTAACAAGGGCTGGAGAGGTGTTGAATACCGCAAGCCCTGTACCTGTTTCGTTCGTAAGTGCGCCAGCAAGGTGAGCCGAAGTGAACGAGCCTGTACCAAGGACAGTTGCGTTACCTGATGAGGTGATATGACCAGTGAGGCTGGCGTTAGTGACAACCGTTGCAGCATTGCCTGATGAGGTCACCATTCCTGTTAGGTCAGCGTTAGTCGTTACGTTTCCAGCCGTAAGACTTGGGGCTGTGCCTGTCAGATTAGTTGCTACACCAGATGCGATAGTGCCAAGCACTGGAGCAGTCATCACTGGAGCGGTCAACGTCTTATCAGTTAGGGTCTGTACCCCTGTAAGAGTTGCAACGGTGCTATCAATGGCGACAGTCAGGGTGTTCAGAGAACCACTAGTGTCGATACCTGTACCACCAGCAATGTCCAGAACCTCTGCGTCGAGGTCGATTGCTAATGCCCCACCAGTGTCCCCTTGGAAATCTAGGTCAGAGGCTGTAGCGACAGAATCAACGTAGGACTTGACTGCACCCTGAGTGGATAGAAGGGTGTTACTTGTGCCAAGAGCAGTATCGGTAGATATAGCCGTACCAGACACGCCAGTGTTCAGCACAGGCGAGGTGAGCGTTAGTCCAGCAAGAGTTGTTCCCCATTCAGGGACTCCCCCAGAAGAGACATTCAGGATGCCGTTCTCTGCACCAATCCCTAATCGGGAAAGCTGAGTGGGGGAGAGGGCGTAGATGATGTCACCTACAGCCTGAGACTCCAGTACGTGTGCGCCAATGGCTTCGTACTCTGCTTGAGTCATCTCTCCACCGACGGAGAGATGCTTGAACTCGTTTGACATGTTTGCCGCTTCCTTAGCTGGTCAATACTTCTGTGAACTCTAGGTCAAGTGCGCGAACTTGGTCAACCGGGCGACCTCTTGTTGCATCCACTCTTCCACCGATTGTACGACTCCTGTAACGGAACGTCGCATTGATGGACTCCCCTTCAGGAGTCACTAACTGTATGAAGGGCTGCTTACGAAGCAACTCTAGTTTTGAAATGTCAGCAGTACGCAGTGTTCGCTGGGGAACTCTACGCAACTGAAGGCTCTTACGATCAGTCAGCTTGACTGACCCCTTGAACTTACGCGGCTCGTCTTCATTCCACACAGACTTGAACACCATCGAGGAAATAGCTGGGGGTACGTCAGTATGTGAATTAGTAGTGAACTCCACCTTGAACCTGATGCGCTTGAACGTCACAGGCGTAGTGAGTACCGCAGATTTAGTCTCAGACGGAGACACATCAAACACTCCGTCGTCGCCAAACACTGTCCACCCCGTAGAGTCGTCGTCAGTGTCGTCATCCGTCTTGTAAGAGACAGTCACGTATTTAGAACCAGAACTGAAGTTGCTACTACCGATAGTGAGAGTGCCTTCAGCCTTCTCTGTATCTGGGTAGTTGTAATCAATCCAAGGAGTGTAGAACGTCGAGGCCAATCGAACATGAATGTTGTTGGCACGACGGGGGTTCTCGTTGTCTCTGGGCATCCTGAGCCGTGTACAGCGAGGAATGCTCTTGTACGTGCCGGTAATGTCAGGGTCTGTCAATGAACCAAAGGCGAACATGGACGACTGGTTACCGTCATCGAACCGTGATATCTGATCTATCTGAGATACAGCAAATGATGTGAGCGTGTGAACACTGACGCTTACCGTTCGGTCAGCACCGAGAATGTTAGGGTCGCCAGCAGCACTCATGTTCCTGATCGAGAGAAGTCTGACCTTTGAAGACAGCCCTGCCGTAACGAACGAGAACGGGAATGTGTACGGGAACGTGCCTGATTCAGTAGCGGCGTTGTCAGATAGAGCAACGAATACGTTAGCCCTGTCCTGTGCAAGAGCGGCTACGTGACCACCAAACCCCTGATAAGCATTGGACTGAACCAAGTGAGTCATGTTAGACCAATCATGGTTAGTTCCACGACCTGTAGGTGAAGCGTTCCAAAATGTCTGCTCACCACCAGATGCCCACAGCGCGCCACCTCTACCAATAGCAGACTTGAAGTTCTTTGAAGATGAGAAGAAGTTAGCGTCAGGCTCTACATCAGAGAACAGGTTGGTGTGGTCGTCATAAACAAACAGTCCATCCTCTCGACCGATGTAGGCAGTGCCAGCAGCAGCCGTAAGGCTTGTGATACTTTTGGCAGGGTCTCCAGCCTGAATCTCTGCCCCCCAGTTCAAGGTGTCTGTTGGCACTACTGAAATAGAGATTTTATTGGCGCGGGTTTTCATCAATGCCCAGTCACCACGAGCATTCTTCACCACAACAAAGAACTCAGCCAGCCTGTTGTCACCTGAGTTGGTAGCAGGGTCAGACCACGTAGCCCCGTCCGTACTGGTTAGATAGTTATTATCAGACCCACGACCTGCGTACATATTCGATTCAAACGAAGCAAGCCCCGTAATCTCATACGAAGCATCAACGTAAACAGGCAGGAATGTGTCTGAATCTTCATCCCACTTCATTATGTAACGACCCATCGTGGAGTAAAGGTCTGTGCCGAACTTGATCGGGCGGGACTTCCACTCACTACCACCGGTTGGTATTACGCCAGCGTCGTCAATCAGGAATACGTCACCACTGGTACTGAGCGTGAAGATGAATTGGATAGCACTCGCTGAAGCATCAATCGTTCGAGTGACCTCCAAGAGAGTCCAATCAGTGCTTGAACTGGTTGACGACGTAGACGTTCCGACTCCGTCAGCAATACCCAGAGAGATCGTCCCGGAGCCTGACGACCTTTTAACATAAGCGACAACAGTGATCTCGATGGACTGTAAGACTGAGTCTGTTCCGAGATAGTTCTGGGTACAGGTTCCAGCGTTGGCATCAGCGGTAACAGACAAGGCGAAGGAACCAGACTTCGCAGAGGTACTAGAAGCAAGGGTGGTGTTAGTTCCGTCTGTCCAGCCTCCGATGCCACCGGTTTCAAATCGTCCGTTACGCATGATCGCATCGACTTCATCCTCTCTGTATCCGGGGACAAGTTCATGCTCGAACATGGCAAGCACACCATCGGTGTACCCGTACTCACGGTTGTCAACATGTTCCTTCACACTAGACATCCCGAACCCTCTAGTCCAGTCTGACTGCGAATACACCCTGCCGAACTCAGGAGACAGTGAAGCGTAGTTACTCTCACCTTGAGCCTGCGGCACAGGCGTTGTAGGGACAGCACCGTCTTCCCATCCACCGGGGCGGCTTGGGTCGTCTCTCCATAGCGTCAGGGCTACCTGATTGGTAGAGCCGTCAGCATTGGAGACTGTTATGTCAGCATTCTTCCCTGCGGTAGCCATTAGTAGACCGGTACTTTCCGCTTCGAGACCGGAGCCATAATGCCCCTGCCTTCATTGATTCTGTTGCGCCAGCTAGTCAACTTCCGTAGTGCAGAATTCTGCTCACCGTCATCCATCTGGTCGATGTCACCTTGGAAGAACTCAATCGCAGCGTATGCGTACAGACGCTGTAGCTGAGTACCGCCGATCTCCACCGTGTCAGTGCCAGAGGAGACACTACTCAGGAGACCCATACCCTCAACAACAAGCTGTTGTGAGGAAGGGATTTCGTAAGGAACATATAAGTCGTCAGCTTCGTCTCGCCAGTATTCAAGAGAGCCTGATACTGGACGAGGCCCCTCTGTGCGACCGGCAGTAGCAATCAGTTCATCAGCATAGAAAGTTAGCGCAGTACCTGACGTTGCATAGACTCCCACTGCGATAGAAGAAGAGACAGCACCCACTGAAGTGCTGACTGAGAGTCGCTCCCATCCACCTCCAGAATGAGTAGTACCGACGGTAGCTGTGCCACCATCTACGCTAATCGCAGCCGATACTCTGCTGGCTGTTTGGCAATAGACCCAGACAGTGACGTTGATTTTTTCTCCGTCGTAATTAGTCGGGCTACCGATTGACACATAAGAACTGCCTAGCGAAGACGCTCCTACGACATGCTTGCCTGACTGATTGCCAGCGAACACCATCATGTTGTCAGGCTCGTTAGTCTCTACTTCAGCCGTGAGCGTGATATTTGTAGTAGTCCAATCCGTAAGGTCATCCTCGAAGTCAATGTCCTTAGACTTCGCGATGTTGTCACCAAACGAGTTAGCGTCTATCCGACTCTCGACGAACAACTTACGGACGTATCCCGGCTCAATACTGGAAGGACGAGCGTAGTTACGCTGATGCGCCACGCCGTAAAGAGTACGGTCGTACTTATGCAGGTACAACGTAGGGAATGACGACTTGATTCCATCATTCAGGGCATCAACCATCTGTGCAGGGTCATATCTGTACAAATCGAAGTCTACAGAGCCACTCTCAGCAGACAAGGCGACCCCACGTAGGTCTAATGCACCTGTGAGGCCTGTATGGTCGAGTACGCTACGAGAAACACCGTTATTAGCAGTGCCTTTGATATATGCGAACGAATCGTTAGCCTGATCGTTATCCTCGAAGTACGAAGTCAACCCTGTTGAGATCAGTGCGGTGTCTGCCGCTATGTTAGTTGTAGTCGAGAACGTCCCAATGAACGCTCCAATGAACCTGCCGAAGCCGGGAAGCATCGTGTTCAGCGTGGTGGTTGTCATTACTCATCCTTCTGAATCTTCTTCGCTAGTTGAGCGTCTTGATATTGCTGCCACATGTAACCAGTTTGGGCATCTGTCAGCTTTTTACTGCGGGGAGTAACTACTCCCGAAAGTTGGTCTTCATCAAGCCAGTTGATATCCCATGTGTCAGTAGCTGACTCATAGAACATCTTTATGGCAGGAGTCTTCGACAAGGCAGACGTGTTTGCAATCTTCTTCAGGCGTAAGTCTGAGTCCTGATCGTACTGCTCAAGAGCAGATTCGTAAGCCTTGTCACCTGCTGCTGAGTCAGTTGAGACTCTTGCAACAGTATCTCCGGTCATAGCAGCAAGAGACTCACGGTCACCATAGCCTCTCTCACCATCAGGGATTATGACCTTAGCCGTAATCCTTTTGCCTGACTTTGAGACGATGCCGCCCGGAGCATCTGCTTCTGCAAATACCATCCGGGGCTTTTGAACCATGTGAATATTGCTGTTAGCCATTATCCGAAGTACCCATTTCCGCTACCAATAGTTACGTTGAAGTCAGCGGTTCCCGCATCTGTTAGATATTCAAGAGAACCGAATCCACCAAAGCCACGAGTAAGTGATCGCTCAAACGGAACACCAGCACCTAGTTGGGCGTAGCTTACCGACCGGTTCAGGGCGTGGATTGAGTTGATCGTAGTAGCACTGTCTAAAGCTGCGCTTACCTTGAGCCTAATCCAGTACAGAGGTAATACGTGTGAGCGTCCATCTGTAGTCGGCTTGACATACGTTGGATTGAACGGCTCATTAGCAGTATCCATAATGTCTCGAAGTGGAGCCGCAGCCCAATCACTTGGAACTGCAAATGTAACTGTGCCGTCTTGAGCCAACGCAGTACCAGCGGAATCTGTGCCGTCTGTTTCGGTAGCATCAACAAATGCAGTGCCGTTGTAATAGTCAGCAGTCAGCAACGAAGCTGTCCCGTTGACATCACTTACGTCAATGTTCAAGCCTCTAAATGGAAGATGTGAACCTACGAATACTGCACCGCCATTGGCGAGAGTTGGTAGGGACGATAGGACTACACCGGAATCGGCAAGGTCGTTCTGGGCGACTGATGAGTAGTCCGTAAACGTAGCCCCGGCATCAGCAGTTTTCAGAACTGTTAGCCAAGGGTTCAGAGCGAACTTCACAACCGTAGAGGAGGAAAGGTTGTGAACATGTGAGAACAGTGACTTAGTTCCAACAGGGAATCCTGTGGTCTTCACTGCGGTCGTGGCGGCAAGTCCACCCGATACGAAACCTGCGCTTCGTAGTTCGTGATCTACTGCTGCTCTAATCTGAGTGGGCATCTTTGGCCTCTTTCTCTTTATTTATTATTTAGCTAGTGACTTGTTTGTCAGAATAGCGTTTCCCGCACCAATTTTAGATAGGGGCAGAACGTATTGCTACGCCCTGCCCCTTGAGAGTCTGGTTAGGACTAGGCTTCAGTGACACCAACAGCCTGCCAGCCAGCAGCAGCAGATGCGCCGTTGCAAACTAGACGAGCCGATTGGTTCTGGTCAATCACAATGACTGTCGTAGACGAGTCACTCTGCTTAACCGTGATTGCCTCTGCTGCGTCAGCAGTGTTGGTAATCATCACTTCGCCGCCCTGAGTGCCTGTACCTGACGGCAAGTCCACCTCATTAGCCCCAGCAGGGTCAATGATCTGGTGGTATGCGTCAGAAGCAGTCAGGACACGAGTCCCAGTTAGAGTCTCAGTGTTTGCATCCCTAATACGGGGAATACCAATGCTCATTACGAGCCTCCTGAGTGTTTATTCTCAACATGAGTGTTGAGTCTTCGCTTAGTTGTAGTTGAGGTTCCACACTGGTCACACTTGAATGGACGTGCCTTGGGCTTAGAAGTCTGAGACCCCGCCTGAGTTTCGTCGTCACTCTCACTTGAATTCTTGCGAACTTCCAACGTCTCTAACGCTGACATATAGACAGCATGAGCCAGTGGAAGAAAACCGCGCTCTAGTGCAGTGGCGAGTTGACCGGGACGGATGTTGCGGACGACAGGTTCATAGCTACCATCCTTCTGCGGTTGAAGCAGGTATGCGGAATCAGCCGAAACAAAATCTAACCGCTTGAGGTTGCCCTCAAGGTCGCCAAAACGACGCTCGAACTCACCCAAGATTTCGGCGAACTTAGCATTGCCACGGGCTTTATCCCGTATAGATGCTGTTGCCTGCTCAAGCATGAGTTCAGGGGGTCGGACATGATTCGAGATTACCACTATGATGAAGCCTTTCGCTTGCCGCGATTTCCACGTTTACGCCTGCCCTTGCCAGCTTTACCTTCCTGCGGCATTTGCGGTGCTACAGGACTGGTTGACTGCGTTATCACAGGCGGAGTCTCCGAATATGCTGGTGTTGAGCCATGCTCGGCATAGTGAACCATGCCTTTGCGACCCTTCACCTTCACCCATTTTGCACGATCACCCGGAGTTGTAGGGCGAACTTTCGCAAGCTGGTACGACCTATCTTGAACGGGAATCCGTAAAGGATGCCCATCTTTAGTGTCGAAGATTACGAGGTAGTCGTCTTCAGATTGCTCCTGAACGCCTACTGCGTAATCTTCTCCACTCCCAGATAGCTGTATACCAGCCTGAGACTGCTCGCTTATCCAACTTTCGGTGAGACCTGCCATGAATGCCTAACTAATTACGTCCGCTGCTGAATGAACCTCTACAGCCCATTCATCAACGATCTCGGTTTCGCCCCATGTACCCACCGTTACGATGTCAGTACCACGGGAACGTATGTCTTTCTGGTCATCGGCTTCAATTTCCTGCGCCATGCAGAGAGCGAAAGCCTGTGGTACGAAGATCGCACCCTTAGCGTCACCAGAGCCGTCACGAGAGATAACTCCCGAAGACCAAATCTGTACGCCAAATCGTTGTTCCTGACCACGCCAGTAGTTCTTGATGACATCTTCACTCGGCCCTGCGGGTCGTGCGCCTGTTGCCATCGAAGTGCCACCAGCACCAATGCCTGAGTCTTCTTCGACTAGGCGGCGAATCTGTTCCGGGTGAAGAACTGCGTTGATTTGACCACCCGGAGCAGGGCCAAATGACGAATTGTTGTCTGTCTGCATATATGCAACAGCACCTGCGAGGTCTTGGAACGTAAGTGCCGCACCAGCACCCGGAATTGAAAGTCCGGTTACTGAGTCGAATAACGTAACCAAGTCAGACTCACGGAGTCTACCTAGTGCAAGTCCCTGCATCATCCCGACCTCAGAGAGAACGTCTTCAGAGTTCTCTCGCTCCAGCACGCGTGATACGAACGTCAACACACCATGCTCAGAGGCAGTCACGTTACGAACTGTAACGGATACCTGCTGTGCTGCGTTGATCTCGACACCCTCGGTAAGAGCAGCAGCAGTCAAACGACCCCAAAGAGGGATGTTTTTCTGCGTCTGACCCTGTGCAAGGTCATATCGAGTAACCAAACCAGCCGTTGGGCCAGCAGGTTCAATGTTCGCAATAGCGTCTGTCACTACGGTCAAGGACATACTGGACAGACTCGAAGAGCTGGAAACTGTTAGGCCTTCAGCCATAACATACCTACCTTTGTTTCAACCAACCTTCGGAAAGGCCGATTGCTTTGAATGCGTCTATGTCTTTGATGTCTCCACGAAGCAGAGCAGCATTGGCTTCTGTACGGGAACCATAAGTGGAACCAGTGGAAGCAGGGGCTGCCTGAGTGGAGGGCGGGGTTGCCGGTGGCTGTTGAGTCTGTACCTGTGCAGGTGGAGGTGCTGCGCCAAGATTTACAGCATTCGTTCGAGCAACTTGTAGAAGCTGTTCTTGCGACATACCGTTCGTGGCTCCCGCCCAAAGACGTTCATCCGTGTAAGGAATGTTCAGCTTTAGTTGGGTAAGCATCGCCGTAGTGTTATTGATAATTGCAAGCCGGTCATCCGAACTGTACTGGTCAGCATTTACAGCCACTGGGGCTGGTTGCTGAGGTTCAGGTGCGGGTTTAGCTGACTTGTTTTTCCAATACTCAATCTGCTCCGATTCGTCTAGCTGTTCAACCTGTGCCTGTTCTGAACGTGAAACCAATTCCCGTAAGGGAGCAAGTTCTTCGTTTATCTTGGCGTTGAGATTCGCTTCCATGTCTCTGAAGCGACCAGACGTGTAATTCGCCTGTCGTCCTTCGTAAGACTTGAAGGTGTTCTCTAGGTCTGAGAGCGTAACGCCGGGAGTGGCTTGTGGCTCTGGAGCCTGTGGCTCCCCTGTTACAACGGGTGTTGCTGCTGCTGCCGAAACATCTGCTGCTATTACCGCTATGTCGTCCTGTGCCGAAACACCGTTATCTGTTGTCATCGTGGCCGAAACCTCTTATGTTCCCGAAAGAATTGATGTTGTTATTTACTCACACTATGCGTCAGGTTGCAAACTTGGCTGCTCAATAGCAGATACGTTCACACCTTCCCTAATGCCAAATACACTAAGTGAGAATGGTTCTGGAGCGCGCCAGTATTCCCTCGGATTTGATATGCCATCGGGAGCAACACTGTTCTCTCTGTGAGAAAGCGTGTCCGTGTATCCCCATCTGAATAGCCATGCGTCAAGGAGCGGGTCTTGCTTCCTGAGTTCCTTCTTCACACTGGTCATCAGTTTGAGGTACTTGCTCAGTAGACGGTCGTTGTCTTTTAGTACCCTCTTGCCGTTTGCGTCAGCATTGAGATATTCCTGATAGGTCTCTCTGACTTCCCCAGCACGAGGCATCTTTGAGAGGGTTGCCTCTTCGACATCCCTCCAGTAGAACTCAAACCTTGCCCGACCCTTGTAGAACTCTTCAACGACTGGGTGCAAGTCCCTTCCCACACCGAACGTCTCTTGGACATAGGCGTAGACATCGTCTCCCCATCGCTGACGGAAAGCTAGTACAGCATCATCCCTGCGCCTGAAGTCGTACCCGTTAGGGTCGTCGAAGTCTTCAGTAGCAATGATGTTGTCGATGTACTCAGCGTATGCGACATCCTCTGGGTGTTCGCTTCCGAACTTCTCAGCTATGTCGGTGTAGTACGCCATTGTTAGAGAGTATTCACCATCTGGGTTGTTCAGGTCTTCAAGACGTGTTCGGCGCGCCCCGTTTGCGTTGTTCAGGTAGAACTGCCTGAAGAACTTAGGGTCAACTCCTGAGCCTTCTGTCTGCAAGTGGGTGATACCAGCATCGACCTGTTCCTTGAAATCAAGGTCGATGCCTTCACGGGCGGCGTGCCACTTCTCAACATTTATATCAACAGCTTCACCACGGTCAGCGTTACCTGACATGACTTCAGCAGTCAGGGCCTCTAACCTGTCAGTCTCCTGAGCGGTCATACCTACAGATTCGTCACCCTCATTGATCGCCTTACGCTGCTGGGCATTCAGTTTGTCCCACTTCTTTCCGTAAGCGTCAACCGCCACAGAGTCACGCAACTGCCTGCGCCTCTTAGACGCAGAGAGAGGGTTAGTACGGGAACCAAGCACCTCGGCGGTCAACCCGGCTGGGCCGGTCCTGTACGGGTCTTCTAGCAGGGCTGCTTCGAGCCATATAGGCATAAGCTGCCGACCCACATGTTTACTAGTATCACCCAAGCTAGTAAATTGCCGACCCATGTAGTCTTCACCGTTAGCTATGTCCCAAGCGAGACCTGCACCCGGAGCCGCCCTTGAGCGAACCCATCGCCATAGAGGATTCTCACTTGCGTCACCGAAGGAAGCCTGAGCGTCCTCGTCCCACGACGTTTCAGCCAATTTAGATGTAAGCCTTACGAACTGTGTCCAGAACCCACCAACACCAACACTGCTGTCTCCTATCTGAACTGTCATAAAGTCTGACTTGGTCGGGTCGAACTTAGCTTCCTGCCCCATAGCTTTGGACATAGCGTAATACGAAGCAGCACCGAAGAATGCCATGCCGACCATTGTCTGCCTAGCAAGTTCCCCCTTAGTTCCGCCCCTGTATACATCTGTCAGTAGAGCCATTGCAGACCGTGTGTAACGTGGCGAGAAGAATAGGAATGCCCTCTCAGCCTGCTGCTGACCACGAGACACGCCTGATGCAGACGAGTTCAACGCACCGGTCATCTTGTTCAGGAATCCAGCGAGTTCTGAGAGTCCGTTCTCAGACTGGCCTGCGGTGTTACGAAGAATCCTGTAGCCCTCAATACGCAGAAGGTCACCCGGAGCAACGAATGCTCGTTCAAATGAGTTAGCCAGATCAGCTAGGACACCATCCATCCTCTCTCCCGCCTTAGGGATTTTACGAAGAAGAGTAGCGTTCTGGGTAGCAAGGAAGAAGTCTTGAGCCTCTTTGCTCATCTGAAGGCCGTTCTCAACAGCTTCCATCACGAGCGCAGGGTCTTTCATAAGAGTTTGCATAAGTACCTGCGGACGGAAGAAGGCATCGAACGTGTTGACTGTTGACCTACTCCACGCCTTGAATAACTTCGCTGATTCAGCAGGATGCCCTGCAAGGAACCTGCCTGTTGCAATACCAAGCGCAGGGATACCGTGAATCATGTGGAAGCCGAAGTCGAATCCGGTCTTACCAACACGAAGCAAGTCCCCCGCCTCGGCAGCAACCTCTACCGCACCTGAAGCCTTAGACCCGTCACCAAGATCGGCAGCCTTAGAAACCTGCTTGGCTTCATCTGCGTCTCTGAATAGAATTCCTGCGAAAGCTGGAGCTTTTCTACTCTTGGACTCATCTATTGAGTGATACTGACCATTCAAATTGCGACGGTCGTTACTGAACGCAGCCTTCAATCGCTTGAGTGCATCTGCCCTCTCTTCGCCTTCAAGTTTCTTTATTCGGCGCATCTCTTGAGGCAAGGAGTCGAACCCTATACCTTCAAGTTTCTTTATGAATTTCTCCCCGGCGTTACCACCCTTAGAAATCTTTGTGATAGAAGACTTCACGGTCTTCATAAGCCTGTCAAAGTTCACAACACCACTTCGTGCGTCTCCTGACAGATAATTGATCTGCTTGATCATTTCAGCGTCGATAGTCGCTGAGTACATATTCGTCATAAACGACTGCATGGCTTCCATCGGCCCAGCCATTGTGTAATGACCATTGTCGATTGCTGCCTGAAGATCGTCACCGAAGAATGTTCGCTCTTGGAATGGACGCTTCTTGTCTCCCGGTCGTGCGCCTAGAGCGTCTTTGACTTCATCGAACCAGTCTCCACCGTTCGGAACCTGTGGGACATAGGCAGCGTCAGTGAATCTCAACGCAGTGGTCTGCTTGACCATCTTCCCGGTAGACCATGTGTAATGCTTCGCCATGTCTTGGTAGGTTTCGACCATGTGCCGTGAAGCGGTGTAGAAGCGAGTGCCTTCAGTTTCTACCAACTCGAAAGTACCATCAGCAACTTGTCGCACTTCCACATACCTGTCGAACTGTTCTGGAACGTCAAATGAAGCCCGGTTGATTTCCCGACCTTCTCTACTTACAGCGATGTACTGCTCTGCAATTTCAGTAGGAATTACAGCGTCGTCACCTAGACGTATGACCAGTTCGCCTTCATCAGAAACCTTGAACGCACTACTTACTGCATCCGTCCAGACCCGACCGTTCAAAGGGGTCTTGTAAGTGTCTGTAGTTGCACTATACAACTCTGAGGTAATAAGCCCTTCCTTGTTATATACAAACATTGGGGCCTGATCGTTAGGCCCGAATACTTTGTCTCGAACTTTTCCAAGCCCTCGACCGATAGGAGAACTAGCGACACGACGACCTATGTCAAAGCCTTCTCCTTCACCAATCATTCTCGGAGCATTGCCTATGCCACGTAACTTCTCTGCAAATACAGCAACGTTGGCCTCAACAGCACCCGGAATTAGTGAAAGAGCGTTAAGGCGACCGTACACAAGGTCAGTCATCCTGTTCTTGCCGTTCTCAAGAAGCATGACTGGGTTGACTGCGTGCATCACACCACCAAGCGCACCACCAGCAGAACTACTGACAGTGTTCAGGCGGTTCAACATCTGTCTCATCTCAGGGTTCTTAGCGCGCTGAACCGCTTCCCACCCAGTGTGAAATGTGAGGTTGGTTATGTTCCTGTATACCGGCTTTGCCAGTTGCCTGATCGTAGCTGCCTTAGTGACAACTTTAGGAATCGACTTTACTCCAGCAGCAAGAACGTCTAGCCCGACAGTGCGAGCAGCCACAGTACCCACACCTTTAGCAAGACCGAGTTTAGTGCCTGTAGCAATAAGGCTGGTTCCGCCAGTAAGAATAGTAAGGGCAGCGTCAGGCAGTAGTTCGAGTGCGCCCTTTAGTCCGAACTGGAATTCGTTGAGAGTAGCGTCACCCGGAAGATTTATACCTTCTCCCGGAACCAAGTCCAGCTTGAACGAAGGCATGTCAGTGATACGGAAAGCCTCTGCTTGAGCCTGTAACTCGCCTGCGGGGTTTCCGCTCAATAAGGTATCTAATACCTTTAGGGGGCTGGCTTGTAAGAAACCGGGGAGTCTTGACTCAACCCCACGCTTCTCTCTCTCTTGAGCCAAATTACTTTCAATCCCAAGTATGTCAACGCCCGGAATAAGCGAACTTACTGTCGAGGTGGCGGCTCCAACTGATGTTTCAATACCCTTTTGGAAATTTGAAGCTACAGCAAGACCCTTGCCTGCTATTGCCTCAGCTACACCAGACCCGAATCCAGACCCGAACTCAGGGTTTCCACTGTTCTCTCTTGCGCCTGTTTTTGCGCCAACAGTTGCCTCAATACCAAGAGGCAACTTCACCTGCTCTGTCGCAGATTGTCCTTGGTCGAAGGCCTCTTGTTGACGTTGGGGGATTGCCGGTTCAGCAGGAGCATCGAGCGTGGACTGCTCTTGATTAGCTAACTGGCGAGCAATAGCTGCACCCGCCCCACCATACTGGGCAAGTTGAGCCTGAGCCTTACGATTTCGCTCTTCCCTTTTAGCTTTTATAGCCTCTAGCTGCTGCATCCGCCTATTGCTAGAGCGTTCAGGCCTGAACTGGTTGACCATCTAAATCCCCTGTGGAGTAAATGCTTCGACACTTGCGTTGAACTCACTTGGAGTTTGACCCCCTGCGGAAGCAGCACCCTGCAAGAATCCTAGTTGCTCATCACTGGTGTTACGCAGTGTGTTTGCGTTGAAGTTGCCGGTGTTTGTAGTTTGTCCACCACCTGCTCCTCCAGCCTTTGGAGAATTGAACCCAAACAGCGAGCCGGGAATCTGGCCTTCAGGAGAGTTGTTGATGTCCTCAAGGTTGAATCCGCCAGCAGGGTTGAATAGACCCTGCTCTGTAGCGAAGCCTACCGCTGAAGGATTACTAATGAAGTTGAGATTGTTTGCCTGCATCTGGCCTGCCTGATTAGCAATGGCAAGCTGCCTCTGCTGTTCAGGAGATATACCACCACGAAGCACCTGATCTAGTGCATTACGGTTCTGTTGCTGCTCAAGACCCTGCCCAAGGTTCTGTTGAAGGAACCCGAACTGATTATCAGATACTCGGCCTTGCTCAAGACCGAACCCCTGCTCTGGCGTGAAGCCAAACGGGTTGAGTTCAGCGGCGATCTGAGAATTACGAAACTCCTGAATAGAGTCAAGTTGCTCTTGAGTTCCACCCTGCCCGACGAACCCGAAGTCAGATGATGCACCCGCAGTAGCCTGCGTACCAGCAAGTTGCTGATCGGCTATGTACTTGTCTGCACCTTGCTGTGCTAGTGCTATCGCAGCGTCACCCTTAGCACGGATGTTTGCCACCTCAGCATCAGATGCGCCGTTAGCTTCGGCAACGCCAATAGCTGACTCTGCCTGCAACTGGGCAACATCTACCGCAGATTTCGCTGTGGCATCGGCGATCTGTTGGTCAGTAAGAAGACCGTTGTTTAGATTGGCTGCATCCAGCAACTCTGAAAGAAGAGGATTGACTACAGTCTCGTAGAGTATCTCACCTGAGTTCGGTATCTCGACACCGGGTAACACTCCGGGCGCACCCTCACTAAACCTGTTCGGGCCGCGCATTATATCTAAGCTAACAGGGTCTCTTCGAGGGACTTGAGATATCGGAGGCATTCCGTTTGCCTGCTCGAAGTTATCAATGATGTCTTGTATGTTTACAAGATTGCCACCACCGCCAGCAGTTGAGGCTCCGAAACCTCTTTCTGTTGGGCCAAGTCTTTCCTCAAACGAAGGCAGGAACCTAGTGTCGGTAGTATTTCCAGCTAAATCTTGCGTGAGTGAATCAGGGAAGAAGCCTTCGCCCTCGCCACCAATTTCGCCTCCACCACTACCAAGGTCAGGTTCAAGGTCTTTTTGTTCATCACCAAGGTCAGGGTCAAGATCAAGGTCTTTTTGTTCATCACCAAGTTCAGGGTTGACCTTAACTACGTCCTCCAATTCCTTGTCGGCTTGCTCTTGAGTAATTCCGAGCATCTCGTCAGTTGACGACGATTTCGCCTGATTGAAAGCACGTATGTTCAGTAACGCACCATCAGCATCTTCAAGGGTGTCTAGCCCACGAGCGTTGATCTGCTGTTCTGCCTGTTTGTAGAACTCAGTTAGAGCCTTCTTAGCCTCAAAGTCTCCGTTTTGGTCAGGCTTAGACGCTGCTATCTGGCGCGCTATTGCGTCCATCTGGGCAGCATAAGTGGCTCCCGGATTGACTGCGCCAAAGTCTTGGAACACTGCATCCCAGAATGCTGGACTTTCAAACGGGGTCAGGTCAAACGTGCCGCCACCATATATGAAGATGGCTCCTGTTTTGAGGTCGCTGATAAGATCATTGAACCCACGAGCAGCAGGTGGTGGAGGTGGTGGAGGTGGTGGAGGTGGGGTATCACTATTGAACGACCCTCCAAAGAATCTTGAGACATCGAATTCTTGGTTAGCGTTGCCTGAACCACCGATGCCACCCGGCCCGTCGTCAGTTCCAACCACGCTTCCCGCTGATGCGGCAGCCCTGATCTTTGCGAAATCCGCAGGGGTTAGACGTTGATATTGTGAAGGTTGTGAAAATGGGTCATCGGCAGTACCGGGAGTGAACGGAAGAGCGTCCTGAACCTGCTGTGAAGTAGGAAGAGGATTCACATTCGGAGCAAAGCTGGTGGTACTAGATTCTTCTCCACCAAAACCGGAAAATCCGGGCTGACCGGCTTTATTACCGTAGTACGCATTTGCGTACGCATTTGCACCGGCAGCACCTGCTGGCCCCGAAGTAGGGGGTAGCGCATTGTTACCCCCAAAGTTGTTTAGAGACGCAGGGTTATTCGCAGCGTCGAGACTTTTACCAACTAAACCAATCGCAGGAGCAGAGTTCGGCTGTGCATTGAAAGCATCTGTACCTCTAGCCCCAACCTGTGGAGACGGGCCACGAGAAGCCTTACCGACCGCAGCGAACGGAACTCCGTACTGTACGAGTTGCATCCTTGCCGAATTGGCAGATTCAGCCTCAACGGTTACGGCAGTATAGTTACTAAATTTAGACCTGTAGGCTACTGGAACCTGAACTACGAACTGTGCCATTTAAATGCCCCCTAATGGGCTGAACGGCCGAGGCTTATTAGCCTTCTTGCCTGCTGGTGGGTCAATCTTCGGTGTCTGAAGCTGCTTTGGAACCCTGTCCAAGAACCTCTTCACGACTTCATCGAACTGCGTTATTGCGCCCTCTATCAGGACGTTCTGCTTCTTAGCCATTATCTGCCTGCCGGTAGGTTGCTAGTTGGAACACGTCTTGGCCCACTACGGGCAGGGCTACTGATTTGTCGCCCCACCAAGTCGGACTCGGCAAGAGACCCCGGCATTACTGGCCTAGTTGTTGTTGGTGCGCCTGTTCCGGGTGTCTGCGGCCGAGTTCCAGCTTGGTTGCCGGGAGAGAAATTCCCAGCGTTAGATAGTTGATCGCCCCCTTGAGTATCCAGTACGGATTGAGCGATAGCGTCGGCTTCACCCGGAGATGCGCCTGCCGCTTCTACGATGCCTTCCAGAAGAGGAATGCGTTGTGCTGCAATACCCTGAAGAATTCCCTGAATATTCTCGCTCTTGAGGAAGTTCTCTGCAAGCAACTTGGACTGAACCTCCAAAGCGTTCGAGACTCCACCTTCACGAAGTGCGGTGTCGTGGTCAACAAATCCCTCACGCCATCTGGTTGCCCATAGGTTGAGGATTCTCTCTCGCTCTTCAGGAGCAGTAGGGTTGAGTTGCACAAAGTTGACATAGTGACCCCTGATATCTTTAGGGCCGATTCCTGCCTCTACGGTTCCAGACTCAGTCTGACCCCAAACAGTAATCCTGTCCTGAATTACGTTCTCTACGATGCTAAGAATGATTTCGTTACGGTGCTGTAATCCACGGTTAGAAGCATCGACGTATGCAGCAAAGTTGAGGCGACCGATACCAGACAGTACGGCTGTCTCATAACCCGAAGACGCTCCCGAAGGACGCTGTCCACGAGTAACGGATGGAGCGGTGTTCGCCTCAATGGCACTATCGAACATGTTCTTCGCCAGCATGATTGTCTGCGGTGGCTCAGGAACCCTCGGAACTTCTACTTCAATGTTCGGAGGAAGCACGTTCATCGCACCCGGAGCGGTGTCGTACTGGTTGGCATATTCATCAGCCATACCCGGTGGGCCTTTGATGTTCGTGACTGGATGTGTTGCGCTAACAACGATGTCCAGATACTGAGAAGCAAGCTGAGACTCAGCCTGAATCATCTCGAAGTTACCATCCAAGATGCCCATGTACAGGTCTTCAGGCTTGTTGCCCATTGTGGAGATACCGGTCTGAGGCCAGTACATCGTCCATGGTCGCATCTTGTAACCGTGGTTACGTGGCTTCATTACCCACTGACGGCCTGCCATGTAGGCGACCTGTGAGTGAGTCCATACTTCAGTGAACTGTGAACGACCAGAGTTAGCACCTTCCCAGCCGGGGAAGTGAGCGTGTATCCACTCGTTGTCTACATCGAAGAAGTGAATGACCCATCGTGGGTCGTATTGATTATTGGTGTCCCAGATAACTGATTGAGGGTTCACTGCTTTCGTAGTGATAGGCCACTCAACAGACCGCTTGTCCATAGCCTCTTCGAGGTCTGCTTTGTACTGAGCAGAGTCACCGTCTTCATCAGGTGGTTCTGGAAAGTTTGACCAGCGGTTACCGATGAACTCAGTCTTCTCCCAAGCAACGCCATAAGAGGCTGCATGGAAGTTCACTGTGCGTCTGGTAGGGGTTTCCTGTTCGAGTCGGTGAGTTGCTCCACGTAGGAACTTCTCGATCTTCTCGGCGCGGGCTTGGCCTCTTGGGCCGGGAGGCGGGACTGTTATATCTACGAACGGGGGAGTGATGTGATCGGTAAGAGTCTTGACAACTGAGTGTGCAGTTCCAAGTCTGACCTTAGTCCCGTTCTCTGTGGTGGGGAAGTCGAACTCACCCTTGATGTATTCGTCAGCTTGTCTGCATTTCTTCCAGAATTTTCCGAAGCGAATGCGTCCATCTGAGATCATCCCCTCGACCCATGCCTCTGTGAGGGCTGGTTCTGATTGAGGGTTAGCCGCCTCTAATCTGATCGTGTCTTCTACGTTGCCGCGGGTTGGTGGCGTAGCAAGGCTGGCGGTGGATATTGCTGGTGAAACCATTTACAGAACTTTTTCCGATTCCAGAATACGCTGGTCTATTTCATCGTTGCGGTCGGAATGACGAGACTCACGAGTTAGACCGATATAGTCAAGTTTTTTACGGCGTTTAGATACAAAATTGGGTCTCAACGGCTCAATTCCACCTGACGCTCTAGTCGGTCGCGTGCTTTGAGCATACTCCACTGGGTCGCATCCATACAAGGCAAGCACCTCTGCGTCAGCCCAGTCATCGTGAGTACCACCCGCAGTTCCAAACACATGTCCACGGTTCGCCGTTTCCTTGTGCGTGGTGTCCATCAACTGTGATGTTAGCTTATTCCAGTGTTCTGGGAAACTAACTTGCTCATGTTCAAGGGCAATTCTATAAGGCAGGTACAGGTCGTGGTATTTCGCCACCGGTGAGAAGTTGAAGGCGATGACTGGAATTCCCTCAGCCAGCATTTCGTTGTACATGATGTCACGAGCGAATTGGCCTCCCAATCCTGTCGAGTCCATAACGATTTGCTTGAGGTTCCATCTTCGTGCTTCACTGCGGATAGTCTCCATTTGCAATACCCAATCAGTCTTCAGGAGTTCTGTAGCTGATACGGATTCTCGTGTCTTGCGGTTTTTGACTATAAGTACCGTAGCATCATTGCTACGACCTAGATCAAGCCCTGCTACGTACTCTTGACCGGGAGCAGGCTTCGCTAGTTCAACTCCACGAGAGGCGACATCTACCTTGCGGAAGAACGCTCCAGCACCTTCTGGCTGAATAGCCATGTAGAGACGATTCCAGTCGTCTTCCATCATGGTTTCTTTGTCTTCTAAGATTTCCTGTTTCTGGTCTTCCGTCAGGAGCGGGTTGTCGAAGGCTGTCCAGCTAAATGACTCTCGACGGCGATTAGGAGATTCCTTAGCCCTTCGGAAGTTTCGAGCGAACCAGTGGGAGGGGGAGACTGGAGGGATTCCTTCGATGAGCGCACGACCTGCACGTCCCGGTGAAGATAGTGTAGGGCGGAGTTTGTTCCATCCAATTTCAGCTATTTCCTGTGCTTCAGTGACGTGGAGGAAGTCGAGTCCAACCGACTGGAGACTTTCTGGGTTATCCGCCGACTTGAGTTCCCAAAATACAATCGGTCGAGGGCGTTGCTTTCCATCTCTTCCACGGAGCCATCGCCCGTTTCTATCTTTGAATGTAAGCCACACATGCAGAGCATCTTCCTTAAACCCACTACCTCGACCTCCTCCGAGTTTATTGTCACGATACGGGTTCGTTTTACTGACCAAGTGTTCGGGAATGAATGCCTGCATCTCGTTCCAAACCTGATACATCTGCGCCTTAGTAGGGGCAACTGTCCAGACGTGGATAGCAGGAACGAGACGAGCAGCTTCTGCAGTTTGATCTTCTTGACCGGGGAATTCAACATATTTGTGAGACAGCGATTCGATGACCGCTAGGTCTTCCTCAAGGGCAGAACGGGTCTTCCCACCACGCCTGCCTGTTTGGTTCCACTTGATCTTAGCTTTGGACTTGTGGAGTTTTAGTTGATGTTCGTGTGGGGTATACGGCATTTATTTGAAAGGGTCTTTATACCGGGAGGGCTTCGCCTTTGGCAAAGGGCTGGAATAAGGCTTCTTCCGTCGTGCTGGCTTTGCGCTATTGCCCTCTGGGGCAGAACTGCTTGCCTGTCCAGTTTTCCTGAACCTTCCACCGGGGTATCCCGGCTCATCATACGAGACTAAACCCTCAGTTAAAGACGGTTTTGACTTCCCTGACTTGAGTCGAGCCTTGATCTTATCGTTAGCTGTTTTGCTGGTTCTTTTGTGTGCCATGATAAATCCTATGCTGAAACTTATAGTTCGTCAGAGTCTAACACTTAGCCGTATTTGAATGCCTTGATGGTCTTCAGTGGCTCTGCTAGTGGCTCTGTAGCCCCGTGTTTGTAGCAGCGGTTGTTTTCCTTGGCAGCGTAGAA